GAAAAATACACGGAGTGTATTGTTGGCTAAACGAAATGACTAATCGGACTCAGGGTCTTGTTTTGATTCTGATGCTTTTAGTTCTGATTTTTTGGGCGTAACATCTTTAATATCTTCATCATACATTTGATCTAATTTATCCTGTAATTCTTCAGGAGATAATTTACTAAGATCTACATTGGCGTTGATATTAACTTGCCTATCAATATATAATCCTCCGACTTGGCCCCGATTCTTTTCGGCGGTCACGGCGGGGGACATCTGTTTTAACATTCTAGATTCATCACGTAGTCTTGCCATCTCTTGCAAGTGACTTTGATAATTTACCCCATATTTTTCTTGAGCTTCCTGTCTTAATTCTTTTATATAATTGGCTACCAATGGATAAATCTTTGGATTTCTTAATTCTGATGCTGATTGTCTTGGTCTAGTTTTATATCCCGCTTCAAAAGCACACTCTCCAGGACTTTTTCTACCTGCTTCGTACACTAAAAGCGTAGCAAATTTCATTTGTTGTTCAGTTAATACTGGAGTTCTAGCCATAGTTGACTTTTATATTATGTACGATTATAAGTCAATAAGTGTACGATTTACCCGGACGATTTACGTACGATGTACGATGAAACCAGAGTCAAAATTTTGGAAACTAATTAAGAAAAATACACCTAAAATTCAGTGGACAAGACTGGAATCTTGGGCATCCTTTGGTGTGCCAGATTTATTGGGATACAATGATTCTTGTGGTTTTTTTATGGTTGAGTTAAAGGTAGCCACTGGCAATAAAATTAGTTTTAGTCCACATCAAAAGTTGTTTCACTTAACTCGTACAAAACGTAACTTTATACTCGTACAGATACCTTCCCTCAAATGTATAAAGTTATTTAAAAGTAGCTCGATCCCCGGTCTTCTGCTTGATCACCGCGAAACACCTTCCCTCGCAATGAATGATTGGGACCACATTCAACGCTTGTTGCTCGAGTCCTCCTCGGATGCTTGATCGCTGCTCGTTCGCTTGCGATCCTCGGGCCCACCCGCCCGCCTGCGAGCTTGCTCGCTCGCTCGCTTGTCCGCTTCTTCCTTCGCGATCCGCTTGAGCTCCTTATAATATTTTGGATGATGCCACATTATCTATGTTTATCATTAAACCATTTTTCAAAATTATTTTCTAATAAATAATAATTTATAGATTTACATTTTGGACAATGTACAACAGCGGTTCCATCTGGTTCAGTTAAATCTTCACGTTCCGCCCACTCTTTTGAAGAGTGCCCACAGCTTGTGCATTCCATTAATTCATCATCTTGTAATATATCCCATTTCATAGTTTAGAACCTTTCTAATGTGCGAGATAGGCAACGTTTTTAATTTTCTTATCCCAACACGCCCGGCAGGTTTTACACTCATTGCCCTGCTTTGGAGCGGGGCAGGTTGCTTTGCTTGGATCAGTTACGACGGTGCTGGTATAGTTCCAATTGCCCGTCGCTTCCTGGTCCACCATTGGCATAGAAAAGATTAATTTTAAATTTTCCGGGGCTTTGTCTTGATACTTAGCCGTCCACGCCTCCCGAGTCGGTAACCAATGTTGAACATCCGGGGAGCGTCTAGCTACTTCAAAAATTTTTGCAAGATGTTTAAGATCTTGAATATCTCCGGAATCGTGCCATCTGAAAAATTTAGTTTTTTTAGAATTGATTTGCATTGCCATTGCTTGGACCCATAACGGGTGGCGTATTGCTTTTAATCTTTTATACTGTGCAGCCTGTACAACTTTGAAAACGTAACAGCCTTTTAATGCATAGCAGCCGTAGCAGGTCGAGCCCTTCACCTTCTGAAGCTTGCCGCCGGTCTTGCACTCTTTAGCTGGTAAACCGTAAGCGTGGCCCGGCATCTTGCTAGGCTTGCTTAAACTTCCTGTTATTTTTTTTGCTTTCTCAATTCTCATAATATCCCATATAACATTTTTAATTTTATTTGTCAAGCTCGTTCGCTGCTAGGTCTTGTGTTGCTGCCCGCTTGCGAGCTCGGGGCCCACCCTCCCCCCCGGCTTGCGAGCTTGCGCTCGCTTTCCGGTTCAAGGATAAATGACCAGTGAGGTTGAAGCCGGCGTGCTTTATTTTAATAGCCCGGGCAACAGGCTTATCACTGTATCCAGTGCTCACTGATCCCAGGTCCGGTGGTGCGAATAACCCTTGCACTGGGAAACACCGGACCAGGGATCAGGCGCGGGGATGACAGAGCCCCCGCGCATAATCATTTATGAATTGCGATCCATAAATTCTTTTACCATTTGTGTTGCTTCTTCTTCCATTTCACTGGGGAGCTTAGAATAATAAGCATCACCTTTATCAGGACCCCAAGCAATAACGCCCTGATAATATTTTTTTTCTAACTCTTCGAGGTATTGCTCGTAAAGACCAATTTCAAGCTCTTCAATTAGAGGATGACTCATTTTTCTTCTCCAATTCTAAAACTTTGACAGCTAGTAATTTCATATTCTTATCCATACTTTGAATAAGATTAACTAACTTATCAATTACTATGTCTTGACTTTCATTTATATTAAAAGCAACTTGTACAGCTTTTAAGCTGTCAGGATTTGTAATTGATTTTATTATGTCTCTTGTTTTTTCCTGTGTCATATATTTATCCTTTCTTTAATTAAATTATTTATAACATAATATCCCATATCCTGTCAAATAAATAATTAATTTTTTTTCAACCTATGCTTGTGCGCTCCGGGCCCACCCTCCCCTAAAATAAATAAAAATAAAGATTGACTTATATTTTTATTGTGTTATAAAATCCCATAATAAAAGAAAGGATAACAATATGAGTAAAACAATGACTAAATATCAGCTAGATCATTTTAGAG